AATAGTTTGGTTGTGTATAGCTACGTTGCTGATAGTGTGCAAAGGTATGCTTCGTTTGATGATATGCCTGAGAACATTAAAAATAAGTATGCGATGTTTAAAGTCTTAAAACCGAACGAGGCGGTATCTCACATAGGTTGTATGTTTTCTGATGGGTTTTCTTTTGTAGCAAAATGATGTATACTGATTTCTAGGTTGACTTCATAGTTAATCCTTTCACAGGGAAGTGGATATGTATATAGCAGATGTATATACCACGCAGTAACCCATAAACGTATTAGGGCGTAATCTGCTTTACCTATCATTACTAAGCCACCTTCGGGTGGCTTTTTCATTTCCACTACCTGACATACCATGTCAGACGGTGCGAGTCAATAGGGGTATCTCCCTATAAAATAAATTAAATACTTCTTGCGTTTGACTTTGTATGTGATATACTTTGTCAATGGCTCAAACACCCGAATCGAAAGTTAAAGATAAAGTTGTAAAGATACTAAAGAAACATGGTGTCTATTACTTCTTTCCAGCTACGCATGGCTATGGTAGGTCAGGTGTGCCTGATATTATAGCGTGTTTCCGTGGACAGTTCGTCGCTATCGAATGTAAAGCTGGCAACAATAAGCCGACTGCATTACAACAACGAGAACTTAAAAACATAATGACTGCGGGGGGTCATGCCTTTGTTGCTAATGAAGAAAACATTAGCTTTTTTGAATCTTATTTTGACCCACTAGATGATGACGGACGTTGCTAAAAAGCGACGCCTGACCAGTTCCAAGAAAGGACACAGAATGAACGACGGCGTAGCATTATTGCTTGAAAGAATGAAGACCAACCCTGAAGAATTTTACAGTAATGCAACAGGGAAGTGGGCGCACATAATCAATACTTATAAACCATATTTAAACGACGAAGATACTAAATACCTTCAAGAAGGAATTGCTACGCTAATGCAGCAACGTTTTACGCAAGAAGTTATGGAGGAACTTATTGACCCAACAGAAGAAAGCAACGTAAAAAAGTTGGGGAATATGTTTACAAAAAACCGTAGGGCTGCTTTAGCGGCGCAAACCCCCGCAATACCTTCAATGACTATTGAACAGAGCAAACATTTAGAAGCCCACTTAAAGGTTTTAGGGCAGACCCCTATTGCTGGAGTAACACAGACTTTATGAACATAATTACCCTAGATTTCGAAACGTATTACAGCCGTGACTTTAGCCTGACCAAGTCCACGACTGAGGAGTATGTGCGGTCAGATTTATTTCAAACAATCGGAGTATCAGTAAAGGAGAATGATGGTGAAGCAAAATGGTTTAGCGGTTCTCACGAAGAAATATTGGATTTCTTGTCTCACTACGACTGGAGTAATTCTTTTGCTCTTGCCCATAACGCTATGTTTGACTCAGCTATTTTGTCTTGGCGGTTTGGTATTCAACCAATGGCTTGGCTGGACACGCTTAGCATGGCTCGTGCGACAGATGGTTTGGAAGCTGGAAACAGTTTGGCTAAACTTGCTGTGCGCTACGACCTCGGACGAAAAGGGACAGAAGTTGTTGAAGCCCTCGGCAAACGACGTGAAGATTTTAGCAAGCATGATCTTAGCGCATATGGCGGATATTGTAATAATGACGTGGAGTTAACCTACGCTTTGTTTCATGTATTAGTGCAACGCTTCTCGAGGTCAGAGCTTCAGCTTATAAGCCTAACGATTAAGATGTTTTCGGAACCCGTGTTGCAGTTAGATACACCCCTGCTAGAGCAACACCTGATGCAAGTTCAAGCCCGTAAAGAAAAACTATTGGCGCAATGCGTTGCTAACAAAGAAACCCTCATGTCGAACCCCAAGCTTGCTGAGTTACTTATCAAAATGGGCGTAGAACCACCAATGAAGGAAAGCCCTGCTAATGGAAAACTTACTTTTGCTTTTGCAAAGAACGACGAAGAGTTTAAGGCTCTCATGGAGCACCCTGATGAGCGAGTTCAAGCTATTATTGCCGCTAGATTGGGGACTAAGTCGACCCTCGAAGAAACCCGCACGCAAAGATTTATTAGTATATCGCTACGGGGCAAAATGCCTGTTCCTCTTAGGTATTATGCTGCTCATACTGGACGTTGGGGAGGTGACGACAAACTTAATCTTCAAAATCTTCCTAGAAAATCCCTTCTTAAGGATTCTATTATTGCCCCTAAAGGATATGTTTTAATCGACGCCGACTCCTCTCAGATTGAGGCACGAATTGTAGCGTGGATAAGCGGGCAGAACGACCTCGTCGATGCTTTTGAAAGGAAAGAAGATGTTTACAAAATTATGGCATCGGCGATCTACAACAAAGCTGAAAAAGAAATTGACTCAAGCGAGAGGTTTGTGGGCAAGACGACGATCCTCGGGGCGGGTTACGGCATGGGGCATACAAAGTTTGGTATACAGCTCAAAACTTTTGGCGTGGAAATTGCAGATGAGGAGGCGTCACGAATCATCTCAGTCTACCGACAAACCTACCCACATATCCCTAGATTATGGAAAGAAGCTAATAATGCCCTTGAGGCACTTAGATTACGCAAAACTACGACGGTCGGGCATCAGCCGCAGGCGCTATCCGTTACGGAAGCAGGTTTTTTATTGCCTAGTGGTCTCCACTTAAACTATGCAGACTTACAGGAAGACGATGAAGGTTATACCTATAAAAGCAGACGGGGTCGCATCAAGATTTACGGCGGGAAAGTTGTGGAGAATATATGCCAAGCGTTGGCTCGCTGCGTCATCGGGGAACAAATGTTAAAGATTAGCAGGAAATACAGGGTTGCCTTGACTGTACACGATGCGGTTATGGCAGTTGTCAAAGAAGAAGAAAAGGACGAGGCATTAGCTTACATAGAAGAATGTATGGTATGGCGACCAAGCTGGGCACAAACTCTTCCTCTTGCCTGCGAAATAGGCGTTGGTAAATCCTATGGAGAATGTTGATGGTTGATTTATTTATTTCTTTTATGGTCGGTTTGCTGGTAGGTATTGCTATTGGGTTTAAAGATACAGAATGGAAAGACCGACAGAAAATGTATGATGCTAGGCTACAAGACCAAGCCAATACAATTGACTACTATAAAAGGTTGACCAAGAAGTTAGTAGAAGATAACGCTGAATTAAGAAAGGCACAAGAGAAATGAAAGCAAAAGAAATAACAGTTGAAGATGTAGATTCTTGTGGGATTAGTGTAAAAATTATTAAGGAGAATAAAGATGGCTCAGCTGATGCTCAAGTTAAGTTCAATAAACAAGGACTCGAAACGCTCGTGCAATGGGGGCTTATTAGTCTGCTTACCGCAGCAGTTGATGAGTATCGAGTTAGACCCAAAAAAACTAGCAAAGTTACTAAGAAAAGGACTACAAAATGACAGCTAAAATCCTGCCTTTTACAGGGGAAACAACTGAAGATATAAACGCTGACACCGTATTGGAAAACAATATTGGTGAGTATGAATGCGTAATAATGATTGGTTATACCAAAATGGGTGCAGAACGATTTGTTTCTAGCACAGGGGATTCTGCTCTTATGGTTTGGTTACTGGAAAGAGCTAAGAAAACTGTTCTTGAAAGCGCTGATGTAGGTAATGATGAATGGGAACATTGATAGATTATGCTGAGTTTTTACTTGACATCCGTAAAAACCTTAAAGACTTTGAAGAGTGTATGTTAGATAGAAAATTTAAAGAAGCCCAACTGTATGCTGAGTCTGCGCTAGTTGAAGCCCGATTGCTATGTTTGATCGCTAAAGAAAAAGTCAAATGAAACCTATAACTTGGTCGTACTCTTCTCTTGGGTTATTTCAACAATGCCCTAAAAAATATTACCATTTAAGGGTAATCAAGGATATACAGGAGCCCCCAACAGAAGCTATTATGTTTGGTAAGGATGTTCATAAAGCTGCTGAAGATTATATTGGGAAAGGTACACCCATCCCCGCGAAATACAAATTTATCGAGCCAGTTCTCAAAGTATTAGAGAACATAAAAGGTGAAAAGTTGGTTGAGTATCGAATGGGTTTGACCAAGAAACTAGCTGCGTGTGATTTTTTTGCTGAAGACGTTTGGTTTAGGGGGGTAGCAGATTTGTTAATTATTGATGAAGATTCTGCATATGTAGTTGATTACAAAACAGGCAAGTCTAGTAAATACGCCGACACTAAACAGTTAGAGCTTATGGCTTTAGCAATATTTAGGCATTTTCCTCATATAAACAAAGTTAAGGCTGGGCTGGCGTTTGTTGTATGTGATGATTTTATTAAAGCAAAATATTCCGCAGATGATGCGCCTACATTTTGGATACGTTGGATAGAAGAAACTGACCGCCTAGAAGCTGCACATAAGACAGGAGTATGGAACCCAAAACCTAATTTCACATGCAAGAACTTTTGCAAGGTATTAACTTGCGAACATAACGGAAAAGGATATTACAGATGAATGATATTAGTAAACGTGAATTTATAGCACTGCAAATTTTTAATGGGGCATGTGCTGGTGATTGGAAATTTGATGTGCCAACAGGTATGAAGTGGGACGACATAGCTGTTATTCGTGCGTTTGAATTAGCGGATGCGTTTTTAAAAGTATCAGAAGGAATAGTTGTTATAAACCCAAAGGCTAAAGATGAATGAGAATGACTTGAGGGATTGCTTTGCAATGTTTGCTTTGAATGGTATTTTGTCTTGTAACTACGATGTGGGGGAAGAGCCAGCAGTATTGGCTTATAAATACGCAGACGAAATGCTTAAAGCAAGGGATAAAGAACCCGAACAAGAAGTTGGTATTGTTGCGGCTAAACCTAAGCGGAGAACCAAGAGTGCGTAAAGAGAAGTATATAAACGAAGTTATCCCTGAAGCACAAGACCAATCTTTGTTTGATATGACACATCAAGAAATAGCCGACAAGTTAAAGGTAAAACGAGAAGGCGTATCTAGTATGGAGAAAAGAGCCATGAAGAAAGTTAAGGCTATTCTTAAAGAAAAAGGGCTTACCTTTGATGATTTGGTGGTGAAGAAATGACCGACCCAGTAAATAACCCAGTCCATTACACCGACCATCCGTCGGGTATAGAGTGCATACAGATTACTGAGCACATGAACTTTAATCTTGGTAACGCTATTAAATATATTTGGCGTGCTGGCTTAAAAGGCAAGCATTTAGAAGATTTAAAAAAAGCAGTATGGTATATCAACCGTGAGATTACTAGATTGGAAAAACAAAATGGATGAAATAAAACCTTATAACCCTGACTGGTATCCGCCCTGTTTTGAAAGCAGAGAGCAATACAAAGATTACATGTGGCAGATACATAAAACTAACCAGCCGCATGACCCTATGAATCATTGTTTAGATTGCACCCACGAATACAAGATACGAATGCTTGCAGAAAAAAGGTGTGAACATCCCGAAACTATTTTTGTAGTATGGAAAAACGCCGGCAAGAAAGATAGACCTATAGGGGCTATTCCAGATAAACCAGATATTCTTGGCATATCAAACAACAGTAAGTTTTGGGATAACCCAGCATATGATTATGTTCCCGGCAAACCAAAGGAGCCACCCCCATGTCTTTAGAGCCTATCCCATTTGCAGGTATGGTAGAAATTGATTTAAACACCGTTATTGAAGAACTATACGGCAAAAATGCTCAAAATGTGCCAAAATACGTGGTACTGGGAGACGGAAGTCTCTATATATTCCATAAAGAGGAAGACCGCTATGCCCTATGTGAACAAACCCCGCCCTTACAAGAAGGAATACGAGCAACAGCAGGAGAGGGGGGAGCAACCCAAACGCAATGCTCGGGAGAGAGCACGCTATACGATGGACAAAAAGGGAGTGGACAGGAAGGGCAAGGATATTGACCATGTTATCCCTCTTTCGAAAGGTGGCACCAACGCTCCGTCAAACCTTAAGCTTAAATCACCCAGTGCCAATCGCTCATTCAGCCGGAACTCAGACCATACAGTTAAAAAGAACCGACCGAAAAATGGAAATAATAAATAATAAAGCGCTGGTAATTAACACTCGAAGACCCCACCTTGTAACAGAATGTATTAAGAAAAGTGAAATTGTAGAATCTGATGGCGACATGCATAAAGTTGTAGTGCATTGGGGGCTACAAGAAGCACAAGCTTTAGCAAAATTAAAAGTAGAAAAAGTCCCCTCACCAATTCAACGTGATTACGACTGGCCTGGGGTTTACCCTCCAATGGCGCACCAGCGGGATACATCCAATTTTTTAACCTTACACCCCCGTGCTTTTGTATTTAATGAACAAGGCACAGGCAAGACTGCCTCGGCTATATGGGCAGCGGACTACTTGCTAAATCAGGGCGCTATTAAACGAGTTCTTATTATCTGTCCGTTGTCTATTATGCAATCAGCATGGCAAGCGGATTTGTTTAAGTTTGCCGTACACCGCAAAGTTGATATTGCTTACGGGGATCGTTTTAAGAGGAAAGCTATTATTGAAGGCGACGCCGACTTTATTGTTATTAACTATGATGGTGTTGAGATTGTTTCTGAAGCTATTGCAGGGGGTGGCTTTGATTTAATTATTATTGATGAAGCCAATGCGTACAAGACTGTAACTACACAGCGTTGGAAAACCCTTAATAAGTTGATAACCCCTGACACTTGGCTATGGATGATGACTGGTACGCCAGCCGCACAAAACCCCACAGATGCCTACGGCTTAGCTAAGATGTGTGTGCCTGACCGAGTACCTAGGTTTTTTGGGGCGTTTCGTGACCAAACTATGGTTAGCATTAGCAAGTTTAAATGGATGCCAAAACCAGCATCAAGTCAAGTAGTTTTTAATGCACTTCAACCAGCCATACGTTTTACTAAAAAAGAATGTTTAGATTTGCCGGAGGTTACACATGTTTACAGGGACGCCCCCCTTACTGCACAACAGGAGAAATATTATAAACTCCTCAAAAAAGAAATGCTCATGGTTGCAGACGGTGAAGAAATCAGCACAGTCAATGCGGCTGTCAACCTCAATAAACTTTTGCAAATTAGCGGTGGCGCTGTCTATTCTGATACCGGTGCTGTTATTGAGTTTGATGTGTCTAATCGCCTCAGAGTTATTGAAGAAGTTATCAATGAGTCTAGTCAAAAAGTCCTTGTCTTTGTACCGTTTACTCATACAATAGAGCTACTCAGTGAGTATTTGAGAGGGGCAGGTATTGTCTGCGATATCATAAATGGCGCTGTTCCCGTATCTAAACGGACTGATATCTTTAAAAGATTCCAAGAAACGGAATACCCAAAAGTTCTTATAATTCAGCCCCAAGCAGCAGCACACGGCGTTACATTAACTGCGGCAGATACCATCATTTGGTATAGCCCTGTTACATCAATTGAAACTTATTTGCAAGCCAATGCCCGTATCGATAGGCAAGGACAGAAAAACGCTATGACTGTGGTGCATATTAAGGGTTCTCCCGTAGAAGCTAGGCTCTATGCCATGCTACAAAACAAACTTAATGTACACGATAAATTGATAGATTTATATAAAAACGAAGTTGAAGAAAACACTTGACAAAGTAAATCGTTGTGGTATTATTATTTAACGGACAAAGATCCGCAAAGAAAGAAAGGAAGGTATGACAGATATAAGCGTAGATAAAATCGTCGAAGTCTATATTAAGATTAGAGACGCACGGGATGAAGCCCGTAAACAAGCGGATGAAATTGACGCCGACTACGAAGGACAACTCAAAGTCCTTGAAGCACAAATGTTAGATGTATGCAAAGTTACTGGGGCAACAAGTCTTAAAACCCCTTTTGGCACAGTTATGCGCTCAGTTAAAAGCCGTTACTGGACTAATGATTGGGAGAAGTTTTACGATTTCTTGTTTGAGCACAATGTGCCCGAGTTATTAGAGAAACGTATACATCAAACAAACATTAAACAATTCTTAGAAGAAAACCCCGACTTGCTACCACTCGGGATAAATGTGGATAGCGAACATTCGATAACAGTAAGGAGAAGCAAATGAGTGAAATCACTCTATTTAATCAAGATTTACCCGACTACCTCAAAGGCGTAGAACTAGACGCTGTAACTAGAGCATTGGTTGGTAATAGCGGTAGTAAACGTATTTCATTGCGGGGCGGCAAATTCCGTATGGTTGTTAATGGGGAAGAGATTCTTACAAGCAACAGTGACGCTTTGAATGTAGTTATTGTTAACGCAGCTAGAGATGTGTCAAGGACTTTTTATGCTAAAGCTTACAATCCGAAGGAAGATGCTGCAATTCCAGATTGCTGGTCTAATGATGGCGTTACTCCTGATGGTTCGGCTGAAGAACCTCAACACCACAATTGCGCTGAATGCCCACAAAATGTTAAGGGTTCCGGCGCCGGCGGTGGTCGTGCTTGTCGTCATTTCCGTAGGGTTGCTGTTGTTCTTTCTGATGATATTGGTGGCGATGTATATCAATTACAACTTGCATCTAAATCTATATTCGGCAAAGGTGATTTAAGCCATATGCCGTTTGAGCAATATGTTAAGTACGTTGGTTCACAAGGCTACAACTTAAATACGCTTAATACAGAAATGCGTTTTGACCCTGATAGCGATACTGCTAAGTTGTTCTTTAAACCATTGAAGTTCTTATCCAAAGAGCAATGGGAAACAGCTAAAAAACAAGGTGATACCCCATCAGCTAAGCGTGCTATTGAGTTTGTGTTTACTAAGAACGATAAGCCTGCCCAGTTAGCCGCACCAAAAGCCAAGCCTGAACCTGAGTTAGTTGAAGCTGCAATTGAGGAACCTAAAAAGCGCCCCGAGAAAAAAGCAGTTGAGCCTACCGTTAAGAAAGACTTAGGATCTATCATGGACAATTGGAGTAAGGAATAACCCATGAACCTAAGAGGCTATAGCTATCGGCTTGTGAAAGCTAACAAAGCTGCTGATTCTAAGCATATTGGAGTCAAGCTTGGTAGGTACTGCATCACTAACGATATCCCAGTAATACAGATAGCACAGCAGTTTAGTGTTTCTCGCATGACTGTATACAATTGGTTTAGCGGAATAGTAATGCCTCACAAGGCTACAGTTGCAAAAATAGAAAAGCTATAGAGTAAATAGTTTACCCCGGGGCAGCTAGTTTGACGGAACGAAAAGGGAGATGCCGAATCCCCTGCTGCCCTTCCTTTCTTCGGATTTTGAGGTGATATGGCAACGACAGATTTATTAAATGCGGTACTCCCCACAGAAGGGTGGTATTGCATCGTCGGTTTAAAACAAGAGGGGCGCCCAAGACAAGTATTTGTTCAGACCATTGAAGAAGTAGAAGATGAGATAACAAATTTATTGGCTGAGAAGTACGATGCTTATTTTGCTTGCGCTAAGTATGAGAATGACCAAGATGGTCGCACACAGAAAAACAGCGCTTATTTCAAATCATTTTGGATTGATATTGATTGTGGAGTAGATAAGGATATAAGTGGCAAAGGTTATTTAGACCAAGCTACGGGCTTAGCAGAACTCAAAAAGTTTTGTGAAGCTATAAATTTACCTTTACCGACGGTAGTTAATTCGGGTCGTGGTATCCATGCTTATTGGAGATTGGCAGAGACTATTGGTCGTGCTGAATGGAAACCCGTCGCCGACCGCCTTAAGGCTTTGTGTGAAGAACACAAGTTTAGAGCTGATCCATCACGCACTGCAGAGAGCGCATCAATCTTACGGGTGCCTGAGACACTTAACTTTAAGCAAGACCCACCCCTCCCCGTAGCAATATTACAGTTAGAGGACGAGACACCATACGAGGATATTAAAGGTTGTATTGGTGTATTAATTGCCCCTGACTATATACCTCGTCAGTTTAATGCTACAACTCAAGCAGCGATGAGCAATCGTCAAAGTCGGTTCCGCACTATCTTGATGAAAACTACGGAAGGTAAGGGTTGTGCTCAGCTAGAGCATATTGCGATTAACCAAGCAGATATAGAGGAGCCATTATGGAGAGCAGGACTATCTATTGCCCAAGCATGTGTGGATGCAGATGAAGCGATACATATCATCTCACAGAACCATCCGCAATATTCGGCACAAGAAACTGAGAAGAAAGCCTTATCGACAAAAGGCCCTTACACGTGTGCGACCTTCGAGAAACTCAACCCGACGGGGTGTATGGAGTGCCCGCATAAGGGTCAGATTACTTCTCCGATATTGCTCGGCTCTGAAATTGCAGCCGCTCCCAAGGATGCTCCGATTATTGAAGAGACGCCTAACGGTGGGAAACAGACCTTCCGTGTTCCTGAGTTTCCTTTCCCATATTTCAGAGGGAAGAATGGGGGTGTTTACAGACAAGGATCCGACGAAGAAGAAGACGCTACCTTAGTATATGAGCATGATTTATATATTGTGAAGCGTTTGCATGATCCTGCTAAAGGTGAGTCAGTTTGGATTCGTGCACACTTCCCCCAAGACGGTGTAAAAGAATTTGCTATGCCCGCCAATGACTTAATGTCTATAGATAAACTAAAGGATAAGTTGGGCTGGCACGGCGTTTATGGGTCTAAAAAACAGATGGAAAACATAACATCATTTTTAATAGCAAGCGCTAAAGATTTGCAACACAAACAAAGGACAGAAATTATGAGAACACAATTTGGCTGGACAGATGACAACGCCGAGTTTATTCTTGGCGACAAAGAAATTACAGCAGAAAAAATTAGCTATAGCCCACCATCAAGTTCAACAGGTAGTTTAGCTACTTTTATGGAGCCAGTTGGCACATTAGAGGAGTGGCAAGACGTTATTAAGGTATACGACCAAGAAGGATTTGAGCCACACGCATTTGGTTTATTTACGGCGTTTGGTGCGCCCTTGCTAAAGCATCTAAACCTACGTGGCGCTATCATTAATTTGGTAAACAATACGTCGGGTACGGGTAAATCTACAATACTCAAGGCGTGCAACAGCGTTTATGGGCACCCTGATGAGCTCATGCTTCAATGGAAAGATACGCTTAACTCCATGATCCACCGCTTAGGTATTATGAATAACTTGCCGGTTACGATTGACGAGATTACTAAGTTGTCAGGAGATAACTTCTCAGATTTGGCTTATGGCATTTCACAAGGTCGTGGCAAGAACCGTATGCAACAGCACTCCAATGCCGAGCGGGTTAACTTAACAAAATGGGCTACGATTGCGCTATGCAGTTCCAATGCATCGTTTCAAGATAAGCTAGCTGCGCTTAAAGCTACACCTGATGGCGAATTTATGCGCCTGTTTGAGTACCGTATTGAGCAGACCGACATCCTTTCAAAAGAAGTCGCCGACGTGCTATTTAATAAGCTGTACTCTAACTACGGTCATGCGGGTCAGCAATACATCAAGTACCTTGTGGACAACTTAGAAGATGCCATTAATACGGTAATCCAAGTTCAGCAAAAGCTAGACGAAGAAATTGGCTTAACTAACCGTGAGCGGTTCTGGTCTGCAGTTGTTGCATGTAACATTGCTGGTGCGCTATTAGCTAAGGATATTGGAGTTCTACCTGACTTTGATATTGGGCGTGTATACCGTTGGGTTGTTAAAGAAGTTAAGGTTATGCGCTCCGAAGTCAAAGCTCCAAGTGCTAGTAACCAAGCCAGCGTTATTGGTGAGTTTATGAATGAGCACCGTGCATCCACTCTAGTTATTAACGCTCAGGTAGATAACCGCACGGGTATGGAGCAGTTGCCAATCGTTGAGCCTAAGTTTAATGACCTATTTGTACGGATTGAACCTGATGAAAAGCTACTGTATATCAACGCTAAGCAGCTAAGGCAATACTGTTCTAAGCATCAGATCACGTTAAAAGAGGTTCTGAAGGGTCTAGAAGCCGATGGCATATACTTGGCTCAGATTAAAAAGCGCCTCTCTAAGGGTACTAAAATCCCTTCCTCGCCGGTTGATGCCTATAAGTTTGATCTAAGCAAGGGTAACTTCCTTGATGCTGAAACCTTTATAGAAGCCGCTAAGAACGTACCAGATGTTGATCCACGGGCTGAGCTTCAGAGTTAATTGGGCTAAGTTTATAGTCGGCGCTAGCATTTTTATCCCTTGTTTGGATACAGCTGCTGCGCTGGCTGAGGTTACTACGGTTGCAAAAAGGTTACGCTATAAGATTAGAACCCGAGTTGCCGTTGATAAAGGGATATATGGGTTGCGTGTATGGCGTATTAAATAGTATTATTCAAGGGTAGCTTATAGCTACATCCTTTCTAGTGTTCTTTCGGTCCCGCTTCGGCGGGACTTTTTTAATCTAAGTTTCC